GAGAAAGAGAGAGATTATGAATTTAGATGAAATCAAGAAACGTTTAGACAAACTAAACAACAAAGGGGGAGGTGGCTCTAGCGACTTCAAAAACAATTTTTGGAGACCACCAGTAGGTGAAAAATCAGTAATCCGTATTGTACCTTACAAACACAATAAAGACTTTCCATTCTCAGAATTATACTTTTACTTTGGTATTGGTAAGCCAAGAATGATTGCTTTATCTAATTTTGATGAGTCAGACCCAATTATGGAATTTGCAACTCAATTAAAAAAATCAAACGATAAGGAAAATATGGAATTGGCTAAAAAATTATGGCCTAAATTTAGAGTTTTTGCTCCTGTATTAGTACGTGGAGAAGAAGACAAAGGGGTTAGGTTTTATGAATTTGGTAAAATGGTTTATCAAGAACTATTAGGAGTAATGGCTGATGAAGATTATGGTGATATTACAGATATCCAAAAAGGACGTGATGTTACTGTAGAAGTAATCCCAGCAGCTGAAACTGGTAAAATGTTTAATACAACAACTGTGCGTGTTAAACCAAATCAGACACCTTTAGTTAAGGATGCTAAAAAAGCAGAAGATCTTTTAGAAAATCAAAAGGATTTACTTTCTTTATTTAAGAAATATACTTTTGAAGAAATGAAAGACGAATTGCAAGGTTGGTTAAAACCAGCTGAAGAAGACGGAGGTAAAGAAACCGAAGTTAAAAAAGCACCTTCTAAAGGAAAAGAAAACCTAGATAGTAAACTTGATGAATTATTTGACTAATGGCAAAGAAAAATAAAGAAAGTTCAAATAGAGATGAACTAACAGGGATAATTACTGATTCCCTAAACAAAAAATTCAGTAAGACACACCACAGGGTTGCGTATTTTTTAGACGGCAGTGAGGATTCTCCTACTGACGTTAACGATTGGGTTTCCACAGGTTCAACAGTATTGGATCTGGCCATATCAAATCGCCCAAATGGTGGATTTCCCGTATCCAAAATCGTTGAAATTACCGGGTTAGAACAAAGTGGTAAATCCCTGTTAGCATCTCATATTATAGCAAACACACAGAAAAAAGATGGGGTTGCAGTATACATTGATACTGAATCTTCCTTAAATGCTCAATTTTTACAAGCAATTGGAGTTGATGTTGAAAAAATGGTTTATTTACCATTAGAAACGATTGAAGATATTATGGATGCCATTGAAAATGTTATTCTTAAAGTCCGAGAAAAGAATCCAAATAAACTTGTAACTATTGTAGTAGATTCGGTAGCTGCAGCAACTACTAAAATTGAATCAGCCGCTGACTTTGAAAAAGATGGTTATGCAACTCAAAAAGCAATCATTTTATCTAAAGCAATGCGTAAAATTACCAACTTAATTGGTAAAGAAAGAATACTATTAGTATTCACTAATCAATTAAGACAAAAGATGGGTGCAATGCCATTTGCTGATCAATATACTACTTCTGGTGGTAAGGCTCTACAATTTCATGCTTCAGTTAGATTAAGACTAAAACAAGTTGGAAAACTTAAAGAAAAAATCAATGGAGTAGATGAAGTTGTAGGCTCAGAGGTTGAAGCAATTGTTGTAAAAAATAGAATGGGACCACCAAACCGTAAAATTCGATACAATGTTTTTTATAGACAAGGTATAGACGATTATGGTGGATGGTTAAAATTAATGAAAAACTACAAAGTAGTTAAACAGTCAGGTCCTATTTGTAAATATACAGACACCGAAACAGGTGAAATGCTTAATTTTTCAGGTAAAGATTTAGAAAAATTATGCACAGAAAGACCTGAAATCAAAGAAGCTATGTATAGAGATACTTGTGATGCTTATGTTATGAAATACCAACATGAAGATGCACAAGATATGGATCCAGACATTGAAATTGATGAAACTGGATTATAATGGAAGACGTATTTAGTTTATTAGATAACGTTCAAAAACCGGGCGAGTTAGGGGTAAATAATAGGGTATTAATAGTAGATGGTTTAAACCTTTATTTAAGAGCGTTCGCAGTAAATGGAGCTTTAAATGATAATGGTGTACCTGTAGGGGGACTAACTGGATTTTTAAGATCTTTAGCTTATGCTATTAGAGAAGTAAACCCAACTAGAGTAATTGTAGTTTATGATGGTCAAGGAGGTAGTCAACGTAGAAGAAAAATACACCCTGATTATAAATCTAACAGAAAACCAGGCAAACGAATTACTAGATGGGATGCTTTTAAAAATACTACTGAAGAAAAGGAAGCAATGAAAATCCAATTTTCAAGATTGCTTAATTATTTAGATCTTCTTCCTATAAATGTTATTTCAATAGACCGAATTGAAGCTGATGACACAATATCTTATATAGCTCATACTTTATTAGATCAAGATGTTACTATAATGTCTTCGGATCAAGATTTTTTACAATTAGTAAATGAAAGAATTACAGTTTGGAGCCCTATAAAAAAGAAATTCTATACCCCTAGAATGGTTATAGATGATTATGGAGTACCGGCTCACAATTTTTTAATGTATAAAGTTTTAATGGGGGATAAATCTGATAACATCGAAGGTGTTAAAGGATTAGGACCTAAAAAATTACCAAAAATAGTTCCAGATCTACTTACTCATAATACCCTTGATCTTGATTTTATTTTGGAACATGCTGGTAAAGGAGAAGAACCTATGCATAAAAGAATTGTTGAGTCGGCAACTCAACTTCAATTAAATGAAAAATTAATGGATTTAAAAAACCCACCAATCTCAGGTGAATTAAAATTACAAATAACTAGATTAATAGAATCACCAATAAATTTGCTTTCCCGAAATGATTTTATTATGATGTATAATGATGATCAATTAGGAAATGCAATCCAAATTCCTGATTTATGGTTAAAAGAACATTTTACAAAATTAAATACACTAGCAAAACAAACGCATGAGTAAATTAACTCAATATGGACATTCTTTTCAGATAAAAGCACTAGCTATCTTAATTACAGATAGAGATTTCTTACAACAAATATCTGATATAATATCTCCTGAGTATTTTGATAATGATGCAGGTAAGTGGATTATTAGAAAAACACTTAAATATTATGAACAATATAAAACTATTCCCACAATGGAGGTTTTTAAAGTTGAAATTGAGGGGATTCATCAAGAATTACAAAATGTAGCTGTAAAAGATTTACTTAAACAAGCATATAAAGCATCTAAAGCAACAGATTTAAATTATGTAAAAGATGCTTTTTTAGATTTTTGTAAAAATCAAACATTAAAAAATGCTTTAATGAAATCAGTTGATCTTTTAGAATTAGGAGATTATGATGATATTAGAAATTTAATTGATAAAGCACTTAAAGCGGGAACAGAAAGAGATATAGGTCATGAATATATTGCTGAGTTAGAGGATAGATTTAGAGAAGAAGCTAGAAATACAATTGAAACACCTTGGCCTTTAATAAATAAATTACTTTGTGGGGGTTTAGGAGATGGAGACTTAGGATTAATAGCAGGAGGACCTGGAGGGGGAAAATCATGGGCTTTAGTAGCATTAGGGGCACACGCAGCTAAATTAGGATATACTGTAGTTCATTATACTTTAGAATTAAATGAAAAATATGTTGGTAGAAGATATGATGCTAATTTTACAAATATATCTGTGAGTGAAATTACTGAACATAAAGATGAAGTAAAAGAAAAAATAGAAAATTTACGTGGTGGTCTTTATATTAGAGAATATCCAGCAGGACAAGCTACAGTAAATACTTTACATGCACATTTAGAAAAATGTAAACAACAAAATATAGATCCAGATTTAGTAATTATTGATTATGCAGATTTAATGACTTCTAAATCAAGTAAAGAAAAAAGAGACAAATTAGACGATATATTTACAGGTTTAAGAGGTTTAGCTACAGAAATGAAAATACCTATTTGGACAGCTTCACAAGTAAATAGATCAGGAGCAAGAGAAGAAATAATACAAGGAGATAGAATAGCAGAAAGTTATTCTAAAATGATGATTACTGATTTTGCAATGTCTTTATCAAGAAATGCTGATGATAAAGAAAATGGAACAGGAAGATGGCATATTATGAAAAATAGATATGGGGCAGATGGTATGACTTATGATAGTATTATGGATACTTCAATAGGTAAGATCGAAATAAATATAAGAGGAAACAACAGAACTGAACAAACTCCACCAGGAAATCTTTCGCCCGCACAGCGAAGAAGACTTCGTGGAGCTTCTGATAATTTTTTTAATCTTTAATGGGTCTTTTTTATATATATTGTACTTATACCCACACAAAGGGATTTCCCTTTTTTTTTAACAATAATAATTAACCTTTAATCAATCATTAAATGAATATTACGCAAGAAATTTTATCAGATATCGTAGTTTATAACAAATACGCGAAATACCTTCCTAAAAAACAAAGAAGAGAAACTTGGAAAGAGTTAGTTACAAGAAATAAAAAAATGCATCAAGCAAAATTTCCTAAATTAAAAGAAGAAATTGAAGAAGTTTATGAAATGGTATATGATAAAAAAGTTTTACCCTCAATGCGTAGTTTACAATTCGCAGGAAAACCTATTGATATAAATAATTCTAGAATTTTTAATTGTTCTTATTTACCAATTGACGATTGGAGATCATTTAGTGAAGTAATGTTTTTATTATTATCAGGTTGTGGAGTAGGTTATAGTGTTCAAAAACACCATATTGAAAAATTACCAGAAATTAGAATCCCTAAAAAAACAAGAAGATTTTTAGTAGGAGATTCAATTGAAGGTTGGGCTGATGCAGTTAAGGTGTTAATGAAATCTTATTTTGGATTAGCAACAGCAAGACCTATTTTTGATTTTCGTGATATTAGACCAAAAGGAGCAGAATTAATTACAGTGGGGGGTAAAGCACCAGGACCAGAACCATTAAAAGAATGTTTATTTCAAATACAAAAAGTACTTGATCGAAAAGAAGACGGAGATCAATTAAAACCAATAGAAGCACATGATATTATATGTCATATTGCAGATGCGGTATTATCTGGGGGTATTCGTAGAGCTGCGTTAATTTCTTTATTTGATTTACATGATAATGAAATGTTAACTTCAAAACATGGTGCATGGTGGGAAATGAATCCACAAAGAGGTAGAGCTAATAATTCGGCTGTAGTTATTCGTTCAAAAGTTAGAAAAAAAGACTTTTTTGAATTATGGGGAAAAATTGTAGCTAGTAATTCAGGTGAACCTGGAGTATATTTTTCAAATGATAAAGATTGGGGAACTAATCCATGTTGTGAAATTGCATTAAGGCCCTATCAATTTTGCAATCTAACAGAAATTAATGTATCCAATGTAGAATCACAAGAAGATTTAAATGAAAGAGTAGCAGCTGGTGCTTTTTTAGGAACTTTACAAGCAAGTTATACAGATTTTCATTATCTTCGTGATATTTGGAAGAGAACAACAGAAAAAGACGCACTTGTTGGTGTAGGGATGACAGGAATCGCAAGTGGTAAAGTTTTAGAATTTGATTTAGAAGAATCAGCTAAATATGCCAAAAAAACAAATGAAGATATTGCAAAAATTATAGGAATCAATAAAGCAGCTCGTGTAACAACAGTAAAACCCTCAGGAACTAGTTCATTAGTATTAGGAACTTCCTCAGGAATTCATGCTTGGCATAATGATTTTTATATTAGACGTATGAGATTAGGTAAAAATGAAGCACTTTATCAATACTTAGCAGCAAATCATCCAGAATTAATAGAAGATGATTTCTTTAAACCAAATTTACAAGCAGTTGTTTCAGTCCCACAAAAATCACCAGAAGGTGCAATTTATAGAACAGAATCAGCATTAGATTTATTAGAAAGAACTAAAAAATTTAATTTAGAATGGGTAAAAGCAGGACATAGAAAAGGAGCTAATACAAATAATGTTTCAGCTACAATTTCAGTTAAACAAAATGAGTGGGATATAGTAGGAGAATGGATGTGGAAAAATAAAAACACATTTAATGGTTTAGCTGTTTTACCTTATGATAATGGTTCTTATACACAAGCCCCTTTTGAAGATATAACAGAAGAAAAATTTCTAAAAATGGAAAGTTACTTAAATAAAATTAAATTAAATAAAATAGTTGAAATGACAGACGAAACTGATTTAAAAGATCAAGCAGCCTGTGCGGGAGGATTGTGTGAAATAGTATAATGAATATACATGATATAATAGAAATACAAGGAAGAATGTTTCAAGTAAAAAGAAAATTCCCTCTAGATAGATTAAATTTAAATGTGGAAGATTGGATAAATACTTTAAAACAATATTACCATGTAGATTCTCTTTTTAAAGCAGAAGGTCAATTATGGTTATGTAATGAAATAAAAACAATAGAATATGTCGAAATCAGAAATTAATCCAGAAGAATTATTAGAAGATATTAGTAAAGTGTTTAGTATTATTAATAAATTAGAAGACACCGATAATATTGAAAAAATTAATATAAATAAACTTACTAAACAAACAAAAAAATTAGAAAAAGAAATTAAAGAAAAATATTCAGATAATTTGGATATCAAAAAATAATTTAATATAATAAAGTTATGTTTGTAAGTACAAAGGTTTTTGATGGTTTTAGTTGTTGTTTTAGACAATGGAAAGCCACTACTACACATTGCCAATATCTACATGGATATGGTGTTTCATTTAAAGTATGGTTTGAAGGTGATTTAGATGAAAGAAATTGGGTTTGGGATTTTGGAGGTATGAAAAGAGCCAAAACTAAAATTGATGGTAAATCACCTAAAGAATGGATGGATTATATGTTTGATCATACTGTTTTAATAGCAGAAGATGATCCTATGAGAATGAAATTTGAAATGTTAAATAACATTCAAGAAAGAGGAAAACAATATGAAGGACCTATGAGAGTTAGAATAGTCCCTGCTACTGGAGCAGAAAAATTTGCAGAATTTATTTATCATAAATTAAATAAATTTGTAAAAGAAGAAACTAATGGACGTGTTCTC